TTGTGTTATGTGTTCAAAGCTAGTGTTAATAACAATATCAGCATCGCTTCTATATGTACACATGTCTGCTGTTATTGCACGGAATCGTCCTGCTTCTAATTCCATTTGATTCATATCACTAGCAATCTTTTCACAGGTTGGATCTATGTCAATGCTTTTAATTTTGTCAATGTACATATTGCTTTGAAAGAACAAACTTGCTAATGTACCAACCCAACCACCATGGATATCAATCGTTGGCCACTCTTTAGCGTTGTGTCTAACTTTGTAAAGTTCGTTGAGCAACCATTCTTTACTTTTAATCTGGCCTCGCCAGAACGCATCCATTGTACGTATAGGATCTTCACTATTACGTATTGCCCTCATCCAATGATGCAAGTGTTCTAAATCTAAATTTATTTCCATTTTGGTATCTTACTGTCTGCCGAACTAACACAGGATGGTGTAATACATTTCTGCGGTTCTTTAAATAATTCAAAACTTTCCAATGTGCCTAAGGGAACGTCTTGACAGCTATAACTACGTTTTACCTCATTACCTCTAATTATAACACTTTGATATCCACTATTACAAAGCCAATTGGTAAACTTATTAAAGCCTAAAGCATTGAATCTCTCTGCCTGATCAATGTAGTAATCTTGCACACCGTCTGTTAATCTAATTTGGTACTCTTGTTCTGCTTTAAAATCGTTTTGCATAATGTTAAGCATTTCATCTGTATAGCCGTCGACAATTGCAGTAGCAGTATCATTACTTTGTGGTTTGAGTGTTACGTTGATTCCACGTTTGCGAAGTCTATCACAACGTTCATATGTTTCAAAAAACTTTTCTGGAACCATTACTTGATTAACTGTAACAATTACGTTCTCGTACATCAACTGTAAACACTTGTCACCAAACTCTTGTTCCTTGGCAAACTCTGCGTGGAAACTAGCTGTAATACTCCTACGCTGCATTGGCATAGTAATGTCAGCCCAATTCTTCCACCACTTACTACCAGGGCTTAGGTTAGTAGTCATATGCACACTTTGGTACGGACTAATTGTATCATTTTCCAAATGTTTAGTTAAATCAAGTAAATATTTGTATGCTGTTGGCTCACCCCCGCTAAAACTCCAGTGGAACTGAGTGAACCCGTTTGCCCTTGCTTGACGTTTAATTTCGTCTACTGTACGTTTATACAGTTCTAAACTTTGGTGATCGGGTTCGTCAGATCTTGCGTAAGGCCAACAATAGCTACATTTATAGTTACAAAATCTGCCCAAAATCCAACTAGTTGCAAATAATGGGCGATCTAGCATTGTTCGTTGTCCAAAACTAGTAATTTGGTTTAACGGTATTTTTGAGAAAGTCATTGACAGTATTTACAAGTGATCGTATAATGCTGCTGTAGACGTGAGTGGAACATGGTATACCTCCCCTAGGGTTCTTAGAGCTCTAGGGGGAACTGGTCTAGCCCATAGTGGCGACCTTGTAGGTTCGAATCCTACCGTCTACACCATTTTTAACACACAGTGAGGCATATATGAAAAAGGTATTGTTTGTTGCGTTGTTAGCTGTTTCAGTGCTAGCGCAAGCTGGAGACATTTGGAACAAGAACGAAAAGTGGGATATGTCAAAAGGACAAGGAACTGTAACTGTTAATCGTATTGCGGTTAACAATGTTTCTGAACGTTGCGAAGCAGAAAGCCGAAAGCGTGGTATGGGCGGCTTTGGAATGAAAGTTCAAGCATGTACATTTTGGACTGGTGACGTTTGTACTATCATCACTGCAAAGCAAGAAACACATCATACACTTGGGCATGAGTTCTATCACTGTTTTGCAAAAGGCTTTCATTAATGCAAGAGTATGACCTCCAGGACGAAATACTTGCTTGTCCAGCAATTTTGGACAAAGTAATTAATCGTGATGATTACGCACAGAATCTTTATGCAGCTATGTGCAACATGCGCTGGTGCAAAAGAGAAGTGTGGCCTGTTTTAGCAGAAAGATATTGGTCTGCTAGTTGGCGTGGTGCCGGGGGCGTTATTGCAGAACTTCGTGGAAAGGGCGAAAGCTATATGGATTTCTACTGCTCAGGTATGGGCGGACTATCTACTTACGACCTAGACGAAGGTGATCGATACATGGCTGAACAGAAGTACGTGCCAGAAGGACATGTTACAGAAGAGATTGCCAAAGATCTTTACAGTATTGGCTGGATTCCCGTACCATATCCTGATAACGATTAAATACAATATGATATATAATTACGAAGAAATCTTCGAGGACATTCCCGGCGATCCAGACAACTGTATCTTAAAGATTCCTCCAGAAATTTGTGAACAACTAGGCTGGAAAGAAGGCGACAACATTACTATTAAATCAGAAGAAGGAAAGATATTTTTATCAAAGACAAATGGCTAAAGACGACATTATTGAACTCACAGGCAAAGTAGACGAAGTATTACCCGGTAACATGTTTAGAGTAAAGATTGAGCAGGCTGCTGCTCCTATTCTATGTTACATGGGCGGGAAATTGAAGCAGCACAAGATTAGAATTATTCTTGGAGATACTGTTAAGATTGAAGTCAGCCCGTATGATCTGACCAAAGGACGAATATCTTATAGATTATGAACTCAATCTTGGAAACTGTTTGCTTAATATGTAATAACATACGCAACATAACCAAACAAGGTGTCAGTTTCCAAAAACTACTTACGGTGGTACGCCGCGAGTTCAACAACAACAATCTACAAATTAAATTTAAATCTACTCGCAAGAAGTTCTTAGGCGAGGAAGAGTTCTATGTTAACGCCTACTACGATTGTGAAGATGATGCAGATGGCGAAATTCCTATAGAAGTAATCATCTATCATAATTTCAACAAAGATATTATATGGGATCGTAAGCATACTACTGACTTGCTAGTACAAATCTTTGATGCAGTAGTCCACGAATACAAACATCAAAGACAAGCCAAACACAGAAATTACAAAACATATTGGACCCGCCATGACGGGAACAAGCATTATCACTTGTATCTAACAGACCCGGACGAAATAGATGCATACGCATTTAGCATAGCAATTGAGTTATGCAGAACATTAGGTAAATTTAGAACGTTACGTTACCTAACAAGAATTAGTACTATATCCAAACTCAAAGTATACGGATCCTTTGTAAGCCCAAACTTAAACGCATATGCTTGCCATTTTGACGTAACTGATCCTATTCTCAAAACCCTAGTTAAAAAGATCTACGTAAGACTACAAAAGATTGACACAGACTTCATTTTCGTGTAAAATGCAGTCACTATGTCAGATAAACCCGTAAGAGAAATCCCACTTCAAGTTGCTATTGAGCTAGCATGTGCCGCCATGCGAGCCAATAGAGAGTATGTTAGTGAGAACTCAATTTCTTGGCAGTTCAATACTAATAGTACTCCTAACAAGTATCCTAACAAAGAACTGATGTTAATTGCGCTAGGCGAAGTAAACGCAAGTCGCTACGAAACACTGCCTGATAAACCTACATTGCTTTGTACCAATTTAGAAGACCGCGAGCTTGCTAACATTATGCAAAAGCATTTTCGTAAACTTTTGTTTAATGCGATTGAAGGTGAGGACGAGTTCAAAACTAACTTGTTTACTGTTCTTAACAAAGAAACAGTACCTGTTAACAGACTAGGCTTTGTTGCCTGCTTGCCGCAGTCTTACTATCGTGACAAGTACGACACTGCTGTAAAAACTGCGGAGTCTGGGTTTTTGGGCTTACCCGGCGACGAGCTGTTTGACAAAGATTGTGAAATCATCAAATGTAAGAAGTCAAAGAACTATGACGCTTTTAACATTGATGCTATAATAGACAATAAATTAACTTCATGGATGAGTAAGCCAATGTTGCAAATGGGTCCTTGTGTATTGATCAAGGGCAAGATTAAAGACCATAGTAAACATTGGCAACAACCTGTCGATGTTACTAGACTTAATTACGTAAAGGCATTCCAATGAGCTATACTGAAGAGCAGTACGACGAATTTAGAGATTACATGCACGAGAAGTTTCCGGCTATGTTTGCTAGTCCCTATGGCGGATTTGCTGTAGGTGCAGGTTGGTGGCCAATTATTAAATCTCTCTGTAGTCAAATTGATGCATACACAAAGTGGCGCAACAACACTAGAGAGGCACTGTTAAAGGATAA